CCATGCTGGTTTTTTCATTCGAACTTCGCTGTGTTAATGGCTTTGTTAAGACGTGTTGCAAACGCGGATACAAAACGCTCGTCACGATACAAGGGGCTGTCCATGTCATGCAGGATTGCATGCGTAAGCTCATGCCAGAATGTGTCGCCGACTTCGTGCTTTGTAAACGGCTTGCCTGAGTGGTCGCGTGTACCGATACGAATGTGTTGAGCGTCATAATGCACACGCCCCACATAACTCTTATCGATCATAGCCTCAATGACTTCCACGCTGTACCAGCGCCTACCGACTCTTATTTTTGTTGGTAACTTCAATACTGCTTCTCCTAGTTTTTTGCTAACCCATAACGACGATGTGCGCCACCGTCAGCGGACAATGGTATGCCTTGCATATAGCTTGGCTCCATAGTCATCTGCGCCAAGACCCAAGTCTTAGCTTCCTCTACCTCGGCATCAGGTACAACAGCGATCAATTCGTCGTGCACTGTGCCAGCTATGAAGTATCTTTTGGATACCCGTAGCATTCCATCAGTCATCACAATACGCGCTAACGCTTGCGTGACATTGTTTGTTACCTTGCCTGCATACAACTTGGTTGCATCGGCGCCGTAAACCCACTGGTCTCTACCCTTCTCATCCTTCTCTCGTCTCAGAGCAGGGTAGTGCAAGCTCATTCCATTGGGTAATTCTATACGACCCTTGCGAAACGTCAAGCACTTGTATGTGTAGTCTTTGCCATAGTACAAAGCCGACTCAATCTGTCTCTCACACATCTGCCAAAAGCCCACAACAGGGTACGCTGTAGCTCTGTAGATATCAATGATGCGCTTGGATGCAACGGCATGCATGGCTAACTCGTACAGGCTACAGGTATGCGGGATATCCCTAAGCTTGGCTTCGGTGTCTTGCCAACTAAGGAACTCGATCGCCTTCTTTTTGCTCACACCAAGTTGCCGCGCAAAAGCTGCTTCGTAGCGTACTGGTGGCGCACCCAAGAAACCTGTTGTGAGTTGCGAAGCGAATGAAGCCCAACCCAGTCCATAGCCGCACCCAAGCAACGCGCTCTTGGCCGACTGCCTGAGATCAGGATGGGACTCTTTAGAGAGATTGGGGATGTTGAACATCTGCGCACCGAACGCGGCGTAAGGGTCACCCCCAGCCCTGAAGATGTTAAGCATATCTGAGTAGTCAGAAAGCCACGCAAGGACTCGCGGCTCAATCTGTGAGAGATCGCCAACGACGAGTTGGTAGCCATCGGGAGCCATAATCGCTTTGCGTAGGAACGATCCTCGCTTGAGGTTCTGCATGTTGATGGCCGAACCCTTGCTTGCCGTCCACCTTCCTGTTTGCGCCCCATAGTAAGAAAGAGGGACTGGAAGCGCACCACGCTTGCTAATATCGAGGAATCGCTGCGCACGGGTTCTCTCAGTGGTCGATTTAACCCGAAGACGCGCTTCACAAAGTAGGGCAACGTCTTCACGTTCACTGTTGAGTAGCGTTTGAAATAGGGCATCGCTCTTAGCAAGGGCAAGTGTCTCTTTCCCAGTCGTCTTACTTGTCTTGGTTGGCGGAACCACGTTGAGTTTTTTAAGTAGTTCAGCAAACTGTTGGTTCGACGCCAGTGCAGTTTCCACCACGCCGAGTTTCTGTAATAGTGCTTCACGTTTTTCCTTTTCGTCTAGTATGGCGTCCGTCAGCATGTTGGGGTCAAGCTGCAGCACAGGGCGTGTGTACATCTTCAGAGTCATGTCGATGAGGCGTAGCTCCTTGCTCGGGTATCCTTTGACCAAGCGATCAAAGATTCGCTCGCATAGATATACGTCGTGTTTGCAATAGTCCGATAGCTCAGATTCCATGACCTCGTCCAGCTTGGCCACACCATTTGTTGTGTATACGGCTGTCCCTTTGGCGGGAAGATCAAAATCGATTGCAAGTTTTGCGAGACTGTTGCCAACCTCAACGCCTCTGAGAGCGCGCGCCATTGATAAGGTGTCGAAGATGAAGGCGGGGTGTACGCCGAAGACCCATTCCATAATTGATACATCGAACTGTGCGTTGTGCGCAAGCACTGCGGTTCGTCCCCAGTCGATTCCAGAAAAGTATTCACGTAATCGGTTACCTCTAACCCAAGTAATTGGGCTGTCAGATCCGTACTCATGAACACAGCATCCAAACGCGTGAAATAAGTCATGGCGTATGTACTCCTCGGTTGTCATCTTGCTGAGTGTGTAACCTTCCTTGGTGTCCCAGTAGGTTTCAAAGTCGATCGTTAAGATCGTGTCGTATGGTTTACTCATTCTTCTCCTTTAGTTTTGCTCCAATGGCTTCTGCGTACACTTTGAATGTTGGAGGCATTTCATACTGGCCCATCAATAAGTTCACAGCAGTGCAAACATCAACAGCCTTTAAACAGTCCAACATCTCCTCATCAGTCAGCCCTACCCACTCACGCTCAGGCAACGGATGCCCTGCTTGCCTGTAGGCTTCATCACGCCACAGTTGTGCTCGTTTCCTGTGGTACTCACAGTTTGGACAGTCAGTCAATTAAAGTTCTCCTTGGGTGGTGCGTCGAGGACGTTTAGAAAGCCGAAAAAATCGTTTGCCGCCAACATGAGTTGCGACGCCTCCATCTCGTCACAGTTTAGGGTAACGACTCCTGCCAGTTGATCTTCAGCGCGGCCAATGATGACAATGCCCTGCGCCTTGCCTTCGCCGTAGCACATCACCAACTTGTGGATCAGTAGCTTGAAGTGGGCTTGCTCATCGTCTGACATTGCCGTCACCCTGCGGTGCAGTTCTGCCTCAGACATTGCAAAGTCAGGTTCCACGTAGCTCATTTTGTTTCTCCTTCAGTAGTAGTTCTAGGTCTGGTATGTTGTGCTCACGGGCAATGAACACAGTGCCCCCTGCATTGAGGATGGCGTTGAGTTCTCTGTCCTGTAGCGCAGTGGTCTGCCCCTTGCCCGCTTTGCACTCGATGGCGATGAAGTGCCCATCCATACAACCAATGATGTCAGGTATCCCTGCACGGCCAAAGCCGTTAGCAGGGGGCATGAAGTGATATACGCCTAGCTTGTCAAGCAACAGCCGTACCGCCTTCTTCACTTTCCACTCAGGTGTTTCTGCCATTGGATTGTTCCTCTTGCATTTCGTACAGAGTTGTAATGTAGGCAATCATCATCTCAAGCGGGTACTTATTATGGTACGCAAGCATGCACATGTAACTCATCAGCGCAGAAATGCCGATGTTTGACTGCTGCTTGGCCATGGCTGTCTTGAGTATTTCTACGGCGGCTTCCACTTGATCGCGCTTGCTGTTGAGTTCGCGTGTTTCTTCTATGTCTTTAGTCATTGATCTCTCTCTTTCTGTTTAAGAATATAGCGTCGGCAGGGTTGCGTATCAGTTCACGCGATCGCCTGCCAGTGTTGCTGGGTTTAGGGCAGTTCTCAGGCACGTCGACGACAACCCAAACGGCAGCTAGGGTATTGCGAAAGGTTGACTTCTCCCACCGATCGACGTACACACCAAAGACACTCTCCAATGATTTGTTGACAGAGCGAACGTCTATGCCAGTAAACTTGGCTATGTCGCTTGACTTCAAACCATCGGGGTGTCGTTTAAGTAGCTCACGAATAATATTGTGATTACTCTTCACGTTTTCATGTCCCTTACATAGCGTGCAAAGCTGTCGGCGGTGTCACCGAAGGCAATGCGCATAGCATCGAACTCCTGCGCCACTTCCTCAAGCACAGCGTTGCGTAGCATTGGGTAGTCTTCTTTTATCTCTTTGATCGGCACACCAAAGATGCGGTCAAAGTCTTCCTTGTTAAAACTTGCGTCACTCATAATGCTTCTTTCATAGTACGTACATGCTCTTCCATTTTGGTTAAACGATCTTCGCCAACACCGCAGTAAGCGCACACACTTATGTGGTTTTGGTTTGTATAAAAAAGATGATACACATTCCCACACGCAGGCAGCTTTGGTTTTTGTTCAACCTCGGGAGGCTTCTCGTAGTTAGGCAATAGCTGGCGCAACGTGTCAGACCTTGACGGGTGCTTTAAGTGACGTAAAGCCTTAGCTTCGATCTGCCGTACACGTTCCTTCGTTAGATCAAACTTATCTCCAATTTCTTCGTATGTGTGCTCTTCACAACCCATGCCGTATCGCATACGCAGTATTAAAGCCGTACGTGGTGAGAGTGCCTCCAGTTGTTCCTCCATAAGACTTACCATCTCATTCTTGAGCACAGCTTCGTCAGGATCATCGGGCTTCATCAACTCAAGCATTTCTTCAGCGTACATACCTAGGGCAGCACGCATACCTTCGGAGCTAACGTCACGTTGTGCGGTATTGCGTTTAAGTTTCAGCGTCAGTTGCTCGGGTGTCCACAGATCGGTTGGCAGTGCGCACAACTCTTCCATGAGTAGCTTAGCCATGTGGCTGAACTCACCATTGTTGTTAAGCGGGGGCTTGCGCATAGCAATCAGTTCTGTAACCTTTTGAGGTGTCATTCCTATTGATTTACAAAAAGCCGCTACGCTTTTATGCCCCGCGTTCTCGATTGCATTCAAGATCAAATTATTTCTAACTGTGACCTTGATGCGATACTCGTTGACTGGCTCGTCTTCGAACATGTCAGCCCCCGAACATTTCTTTGAGGTGGCGGTACAAGTCGTGTGCCTGATACACAGTCATGTCTTTCAGAATGTCCTCTGGTGTCTTGACGCGCACGAGGGAGACCAAGCGTTTGTTTACGTCCACACGCGCAGTGCCCATGGCATAGGCAGCAGCATCAAGCGCAGCTTGGCTAGTCATAGGTGTGTTCTCCAGCTTCTCGCGTAGC